ATGACGGCAATTCGGCATATCCTTCTCGGTCTGGCCGCCAATGATCTCTTTCACCATCGATACAGCTTCCCCCATTGTGGGCGGCATAGTCGCTGGCTTGATAGTCCATGGATCTTCTTCCTTTACTGCTGGGATATAAGTACCAGACGTGTCTAACATCTTGGCCTTTACTTCATCGATGCTGGCCTTTACTTCATTCGCTTTATTAACTTTGACCATTTCTTCTCGTGACGCTCGCTTTCCCTTTGTTGCATATCCTGCGTTAGCAAGCGCTCGACCGATAGCACTAGTCTCACAATTCTCCAGCGCGCTTGTCGCATTGACACCTCGACCTTGAATCGTTTCCTCTGCAAGTCCCGTAGTCCAAGGCCGAATGTCCGCCTCTGTGCGATATATAGCAGCCTCAACAATAAAACGGCCAGCGGCTGAATCAAGAAGTTTTGTATGAATTTGTCCATCTGGATGATCCTTCCAAAATAATAAGAGCCTGTCTTCAACGGGTTGATAATCATCAAGGTTAAACATATTGCTCATCCTTTTCTGTAATTAGTTCACAAGCTAGTGCAAGGTAAGCACACGCGTCGATATAGGAGTCAACGTGATCTCTTGTCTCTTGTAATCTGGCAAGTTTAACTTCGACCATTGCCAGACATGCTTGATGGTCTGTGATTGGTACTTCAAGCATTTGCTGGAGTCGTAATGCGATTCGAGTCTGATTGATACGAGGATGACCATAAATTCTTCCTCGGTCTCCAATGATGTCAGTAGCTGATAATAGGACTTCACTTGCTTTCACACTCGCACCCTTTCTTTGGTCTCGTAGTAATCTCGGACTGCCTTGCGGCCTTTGAGGTATCCCACGCGAATGCCGACGATACGGCCTAGATGAAAATATAGTGCTGATAAGACAATCATTGCAAGAAGATCGCCTAGTGATGGATCGAACATTATGAACGCTCCTTACAAATGACGCACTCCCACTGGATTTGTCCGTCTTTGTTAAGGCCGCGAATCACGCGATATTTGTGCTGGTGGATCATTTGTACTGTTGACATTTTGAGCCCTTTTCTATGAACGCCCTTCGTTCATGGCTCTAGTGTTTCACGCCCTAAGGGGGAATTCTAGAGATTTAAGATAACGAAACGGTAACGATTCTATGTCGTCGATGTGGTCATCGATGTCCCGATCAAGCTCGTTATCTAGGTCGTCCATACCGCTTGCCTGAGACTACGAAAGTCCCATCCTTTTCAATGTAAATAAGATCCACTTGAACATTCTTGCCCTCGACGTACATGATGGCGAATGCTTGCTGCCAGTTAGCCGAGCCTTTGGTGTATGACGCCTTGCTAAAGTCCATAAGGTTGCCTACTTCTACGCCATGCAAGACACGGCCTATGCGGCCTCCAGAGGCCTCCGAGAAGGACGATCTACCTGCCCTGTGTGTGTGTCCAGAGATGACGCTCTTGCCATGCCTACGGGCTGCCTCAAGGGCTGAGAGACCCCCCTGAGACTTGATAGGGGTATGGTCGCCATGGACTGCGATCCAGTTAGGCGCAATGTTATAGGGCTTCTTATGAAAGGTAATCCCTAGTTCATCGAGCTGCATAAACTTCTCAAACCTAAGTTCCGGCAATGAAAGGAATGAGGGAATCTTACGCATGATCTGTGTGTATAAGCGGTCTGTGTGATTAGACCGAATCATCTGTGTTACTTGGAGATCGTAAAGTACTTGAACAGCTTCATCGCGATCATCTCCCAGAGTCTGTTCATAGGCTTCTGGCGTCCCTTCTGACCACTTGCTAATTGTGTTGAAATCAATCTCGTCACCTATTGTGACTACTTCGTGCGGCTTAAACTTGGCTATGAATTGTGCTACATTCTTGACTGCGTGTCGATCATGAAAGGGAACCTGTAGGTCACTCACTATGACAATGCGCTTCATTTAATCCTCGTCGTCGTCCTCATAGGGTAAGCGATCCACTCGGTCAGGGAGCGCAGGCAGAAGCCAATCAGGGTAAGCGCCTCGTTCTGTAATAATCCCTAAGCAAAGATCGACGGCAAAGCCTGCACGTCGCAGAGCTCTATAGAACTCATGCATAGAGATCGCATAGGCATCGAGTGCGCTATACGTATCGAGGTCGATGACTTTCTTTCTTGCCATGGCAAAAATTATCGCTCTAGAAGTATGTTGTAGATCTCATCGACACGCGAGTTCAGTCTCTTAATTTCAGAGAGAAGATGAGTAATGACATAACCTGCCAGCCCACCTATCACGGCGAGGCTTGCAAAGTAAAGGGTCATCAAGTCCGACGTAGTCACTTTCTAGGAGTCGCGTATCCGAATACTCCAGCAACTACTGAGCCAAGAATGGCGCGATAGTCTAGAGAGAAGTTAGATGTAGTACCCCATACGCATAAGAATGCGCCTACTGCGATTATTGCTGGATGCTTCATGTTCATTTATTTTCCACCTATCATCGGGATATTGAACCAACTAGAGTCTTCATCGCCCTTGATAGTGAAGCTGATATGTGCGTGATGATTATGCTTATTGATCCCATCATAAGGACGCCAAGCCCAAGCCTTCTTAGATGAGGCAATTCGGCCATCGAAGATGATGTAACTGATTCTTTTATCGCCAGACTTTGCAAGGAGTCGAATCTGATCGACCAAGTCAGGCATGACATCGGGCTTCCGGCCTTTGCCGTTAAGGTCGCGATCAACATCGATGGCACGTACCCATCCTTGAACATCTGGAGAATGATCAGACTGGCGTAAAGCGTGTCTTGCGTCACCGATCCAGCCGTCCGAAGTTCGATCTCTATCTGGGAATGCATCATCGATCTGCTCTCTAAGCTGAATCGCTGATCTTGAGAGCCTCGGCTTCACAGATTGCACACTCCCATCGCTTTAGATCGTTAAGTATAAGTTCTGGATGATCGCATGGCATAGGCGCTATGAAAGCATCGTCAATAGGATCATAGGTATATCCGATCCCCGCATAGTTATAGCGAATCTTGTGATTGTAACTAGTGCGCTTGCAGACTTGGCCTCTTACTTCTGAGTAAGCCTGCTCCCAATCCGTTATGCCGTCGACTTGTTCCCACTCGTCGCGTCCAGTAATTACTTCTGTAACGATGTTATTTTCGTCGAGGAATGCATAGTGTGCCATTACACGGTCACCGTTCCTGTTCCTGCTGTAAATACATAAATCTTATAGCCACCAGTAGTTGTCGTCGGTGTAGTACCGCCACCAGTTTTGACCAGCGTGCCACCAATTGTTGTAAGGTCTGCAAAGGTATCTGCATAACGAACAATAACGATACCTGAGCCGCCATTACCGCCACCTGGGAAGTACTGTCCAGCACCGCCTGCTGGTCCAGCGCCGCCGCCGCCGCCTAAATTAGTTCCTCCAGATGCTCCAGCCGTTGATGTAATACCACTAGAAACACCAGCATTACCACCACCACCTGTGCCGCCTGTGCCGCCTGTGCCGCCGTTATAAGTTGCACCAGCACCACCGCCTGCATACGTGACCGATGAACCTGAATAAGAATTAGCAGTACCAGCGCCACCATTACCGCCGTTAGTACCTGAGCCAGCTCCGCCAGTTGCACCAGCACCACCGCCTGCGCCACCGCCGTAATTGTTAGCGGAAGCGGATCCAGCGCCTGCATCATTACCTTGTCCTGATGGCGATGCCAATCCTCCGGTACCTCCTGCGCCACCACTACCAGCGCCACCACCGCCTGAGCCGCCATTACCGCCGTTGGTTCCACCAGAAAAAGCAGAACCGCCAAATCCGCCGCCAGTTGATGTAATCGAACTGAAAACAGAATTAGTTCCTATCGTTGCAGCTACTGATGGAATTGCAGGATAAATTACACTTGGCGATCCAGTACCGCCTCCGCCAATTGTGACGGTAAAAGTCGAAGCAATACTGAAAGCAGTTCCTGTTTTAAATCCGCCAGCACCACCACCGCCTGCCTGACCGCTACCGCCGCCGCCGCCGCCTGCGACTACTAAATAATCGACACTAGATGGCTTAGCAGGGGGCGAAGTTGGAGAGAATAGACCCACAAGATTATTTAGCATTACGCAACAGCTCCGACGACGTACCATGAATCTGTGCCTGTCTTAATGCAGGCTGCTGACTTATATTGTGCAAGGGTAGGAGCGGCTGGAGTAGCGCCTGCTGAAAGGATTGTAGTCGTACCAGAGGTGACGGCTGAAATCGTGCAAGTGCCAGCGCCAATGTTAAGGATTGTGAGGACTGTGCCAATAGGGAATGCTACTGAGGCATTGGTAGGGATCTTATAAGCGATCGCCGTAGCCTTGTTCATTAGCTCTAAGACCTGATATTGGTCGGTAAGAACTGCCGTATAGTCAACTGTGTTAGCGGCGTCAATAGTAAAAGCTACGAGGCCGTTGTAATCGGCTGCTGTAAAAATGTCCCCTGTAACGCTTGGAAAGCCTACTGCCATGATTTTCTCCTAGTATCCCATAATGGATTGTCCGATTATACCGTAAGTCGATGACCCGATGATGAATCCCTCGACTATAGGCTCAAGTGTTGTTACTGTGCACTTCATACTGTTAGGGGTTATATCCCATGTCAAGCCCTGCACTTGCAAAGTCTTAACGATTGTCGAGCCGTTGGGCTGGACGTTAGTGATCTTGACGTTATCAAAGTAATCAAGGCCAATCATTGTATTAGTTGGTACTGCCGTATCCAGAAGATCGACTGTCATGGCATCGATGCGAATAGTTGTTTCAGCTCTAGTGGCTACATAAATCTTGGCTATGTCTAAGACTTGAGCATCTGTCTCAGGGATCATCTCTGTAACTGTCATTCCATGAGGGAAGTATTTAGCCGATGAAGTTGCATCCGTTGCAGTCTGCGCTGATCCACCAATGCGCGTCATGCTAGCTTGATTGATGATGAGCTTGTCATCGAAAGCATACTTAAGGTCTGAGTAGGGAATGCCAGTAGTCTGATTAAATTCAATAGGCGTAGCAGCTAAAGATCCCACGACATCGTTGCGATCCTTAAACTCTGCCGTGCCGTCTGTGCGGATAAAGAATGCACCCTGCTCTGCGAACTCAGCCGCTTTGAGAGCTGCTAAGGATGTTCGCGACGTGCCGGGATCTGCCTGGACTGTAGTTGATCCTGTATCTGTAATTCTCATAGATGTTGGAAAAGATACTTGATTGAGCAACTTGGTAATTCTGGTTCCCGTAGTCTGGCCAGCAGTGGCATCGGTTACTGTCGAGACGTTAGCCATCTGGAATAGTCTAAATGCATCCGAGCAGACAATATCGAGGAGGCCAAATTCTTGCCCTGTTGGATAAGAATACTTGTATGAATCTACATAGCCTGAGAATAAGAACTCCTGCGTTGTAGAAGTAGTGGCAGCTACACGGATCTTACGAAGAGGAGTTAAATAACCATAATAAGGCGAAGCTAAATTCTGCGGATTGAATGCCCCAGTTTCGTCAATCACCCTCACAGTACATGTGCCAGTCTCATAGGTATCGCGCATGACGTTACGCCCACGGCTGATCTTAATTGATCGAGTAACATCGCTGAGATCGACTACTGGATCGGGAACTTCTGTTGAAGCAAACTGAGACACTCCGATCACGCCGTATTTAGCATCGCCGACAGTAAAGGGGTAGCCAAATGTAGCACCTTGGCTAAAATCGAATGAAACCGAGATAGTTGCAGGCAGGCTCATATTGCGATGGTACCCTGCTTATTGCTAAATCTATTAGTCTGGCTGAATGATCCTGATAATGAATCATTGATTTGGCTATCGCGGATTGCTCCACCGACTGCCTGACCATCAAGCTCTACCACAATGTTAATTGGAGGCATTGGGTTAACTCCAGCAATGACTCCTGCGCCGAGACCGCCCATAGGGCCGACTTGGCTATAAGAATTAGTAGGAACATTGAAATCTGGAATCACTCCGCCACCGCCTGCTGAGATTGATCCTTGAGTAGTCAATGGAGCCATGCCAGGTGCGACCCAATTACGATAAGGATTAGGAGCTTCTGGAGTAGCAAGTAGTGCGGCATTAAGATCATTCTGGCGCTTAACAGCAGCATCTAATTGACCTGTTAATTTGCTCGCCTGTGATTCATTCTTATCAAGTAAGGCTAGTTGTAAGTTGAGAGCTAGGCGATCGGTCTCGCTGATCTGGCCTTTAAGTGCCGCAGTCAATCCTATGCGCTGCAGGTCTAGGCTGCCAGCGGCTTTCTCTAAAGCAATCTTGGACTTTGTGTCTGCGGTAGTTTTGCCCTGTAACTTGGATAGTTCTTTGGCACGCTTGAGAGCATCTGCTTCTGCTTTTTTACGTGCTGCTATTTGTGCAGGCGTGTCATAAATACCTACAGGCATTGAACCGACATAACCGATCTTAATGCGGTCAAATGAGGCTCTGAACATTTTTTCTTGCATGTCAATAATCTTGACTACATCGTTCTCATAATTGTCGAACGGATTGAGTGAAGCCAGAATTGCTTGGTCTGAAGTGAGATAGTAAAGTTTCTTAAATCCGAATACAGCAGTAGCAACCATGCTTGCAATCTTTGACGCTAGGTCTTCAATCTTGGCAACGAATAATTGTGGATCTCCAGCTGCGAAGGCTGAGACCAAAGAATCAACGAGGGCTCCACCGATTGTCTCTTGTGCTTCTTTTGCTGCTGTATTGATCAACTCAAATTTTCCAGCATAAGTGTCCAGATAAGCAGCGTTCCCACCCTTAAAGGTAGAAGCGAACTTAGCCTGAACTTGTGCAAAACTCATAGTGCTGAGTTCTGCCTTAGTTAATCCTAAAGAGTATTTTTTAAGGCCTTTGGTATTTCCTACATAAGCATTAGATAGATCCTCAACTACAGTCTGATAATCAACGCCTGAACCGCGTGAGACGTCTAGAGCTTGTGTCAGTAGTTCCTGAGACTTGGCAACCGATCCCGTAGTCTGCAATAGACGTTGCATGGCTGGACGTAAATCATCATCTGTAACGCCGGACATCTTGGATAGATCAGAAATGTATCGCTCAATGCGTGGAGTCTCAAAGCCTAGTCCTAAATTCTTTACCGACATGGCTAATCGAGCAGCTGCTTTTTCATCGGCTATAAACGCCTTAGCCGCAGCCTTGCCAAAGTTGATAACAGCGGCGGTGGATAGTCCAATGCCAGCTGCGCCTGCTAATTTCTTAAAGTCTTTCGTAAGACCTTTGACGCCTTTATCAACATCCTTAAATGCTTTCTTGCCTTTGTTTTCTACAATTATGGGCAGTCTTAACTCAGCCATTAGCACTCCCATTAAACTTAGCGGCGGCCTTTTCAAGCGCCTTAATTACTCCAGCCTTAGCCTTACCTTCATCTTCTTTGTAAGCCTTATACATGGCTCGGCCTGCCATCTTTCCTGCGCCTGCAAGTTGCCCCTGTAGGCGTGGAGTGAAGCGACCGCTTACTCCAGACTTACGGCCAGCGGTCTCAAAGATCGCACCTGCCGCTGTCTTATTATGAATCGATACAGTTGATGACCAACCTTCGCGGTTAGGCTTAGTAGGTGTCAACTTGTAGCCGACGCCGCGTCTGACTTCACCTGCATCGTACATTGGAAAAGTTGCAGTTGTGACATCATGCTTTACAAATCCAGAAGGCATGTCTGCATTAGAAGGCATGAAGCCGCGAGCCTTCTTAACCAATGGCTTTAAGAATCCGACCATCTCATCGCGTGTTGCTTTGTCTAGGTCAGGTGAAAACTGCTTGAGAGCCTTGCGCAAATCGTTAGCGCCTTTTAGCTCTGTAGGCATTCTCCTGCTCCTTCGCTCGGTCTTTCAACGCTTTCAGAATCATCTGTAGCATCGATGGATCTAAATCTAGTAAAGATTGTGGAGGGATAGCCGTCTCAATGCTCAATCGAGCAACGAGATAGTGGATGCTATCCCTGCCTAGGCCAAAGGGTCAGACTCTGCAACCTCTACACTCTTAAGAGTTTCGAGAAAGTCTGCACCGAATGGCTTGACTGTGACTCCACTTAGTCGAAGGCCTTCCCATGCAAGCCAATAGACATCTGACTGCTTTTCATCATCGCGAAATGCTTTGTGAAATCCCTTTTTAGCATATAGCTCGAAGGCGTACTCCAATCGAGGTGTGATCTCGATATTCGTAACGCTATCGTCTGCCATTGTGACTATTAACTTTGCCATGCTATGCCCCTTTGTTTAGTGTTTTAGAATGAACCTGTTGAAGCAACTGCGATAGTACCAGAGACGTTGAATGTGAGGCTCTGTGTTGAGAGGTCACCGACTGCGCCGTTGATATCTGTCGTGTTGTTGATCAAGCATGTCATTGTGTAGAGAGGGTTAGTCGCAGATACTGCGGTTCCCTTTGTCTGTAGTAGAACTACTGTGACGTTAGTTCCCCACGCAGCTTGCAAAGTCGCTAGGACGTTAGCAGATGCTGTGTCATTGAGGAAGTCAATAGTTACGCTTGAGGCTTCTAGACCCTTTACGAATGTGTGTCCGTTCGCGCCCATGGAAGTAGTCTCAAGCTCATCGAATGAGCGGTTAAGTGTTACTGCTGTGACGTGGTCTGATAGATCGACTGAGTTTACCTTCACGCCGACGTTGTTGCTTAGAAATACAGCCATGAGATTATTCCTCGTCTTTCTTGGTAGGTGTTGGCTTTGGTGCTAC